CTTATTCGCAGAAACGCTTAAAAAAGAAAACAAAAACATCGATGATTGTATTACCTACATTCTGAACCAAGTAAAAGAAAGCGGCGCCAACGGCTTCGAAGACAGTGAAATCTTCGGAATGGCGATTCACTATTACGACGAGGACGATATTAAGGCTGGAACACCTGTAAATTGCAAAATAGTGACTAATCATAAAGTTGAATTAACGGCAGAGGACATTCAGCAAGCGAAGCAGGAAGCCATGAACAAAGTAATTGCCGAAGAAAAGGAACGTATGAAAAAGAAAGCAGCCCCGAAAAAAGAAGAGCAAAAATCTGAATTTCAAGCTTCATTGTTTTAATTATGAAACCTACAACTGTTATTCAAAAAAAGGTGGTTGAGTTAAGTACTCAACTGCCTGTAATATCGGAAAAGCAATCAAATTGGGCTTTCAAAAAGTGCTTTGATAGCTATGCAACCCGACTTAAAAAAAGGCTTTATTGCCTTGAATGTAGCCATACTTGGAAAGATGATTCACCGGAATGGCATAATGATGTTGTGGGTTGTAAGTGTCCGAATTGTGAAAAAGAATTGAAAATGTTTAATCACAATGGGGATTGCACCAAAACAGATTATTTTTCTATATTAACCACAAAGCAAGATTTTCAAATTCAAAGAGTGATAATGGTTCACAAGACCATGAAAAAGAAAACCGAAGCAAGATATTCTTTCGTTGAGGTTATTCAGCACTGGATAGGTTCAGACGGCAAAAAAACAACCCTTTCATTGGCTTGCTACGGAATGTCAATGTATTATGATAATTGGCAGTACGGAAGCAATTTGGAAGTAAGAAGCCAATCGAATAACAGCAATTTACGTGATAACTTGAACATTTGGGCAATTTACCCAGAGCGTAAAATATTGCCGGTAATAAAAAGAAATGGTTTCAAAGGCAACTTTCATAACATTCAAATTCACAAGCTATTTTCTATGTTGATAAAAGATTCTTTTGCTGAAACGCTATTGAAAACAAAGCAAATAAGTCTTTTGAGATACTACTCGGAAGCGCGTGGCGCAATATCGGCTACTTGGATGCCACCGATTAAAATTTGCATTCGAAATAATTACATCATAAAAGATATTCAAACGTGGATGGATTATGTACAGCTTTTGATTTACTTCAAAAAGGATTTGAGAAACTCAAAGTATGTTTGCCCTTCCGATTTAAAGTTGGTACACGACAGATTGGTTTCCAAAAAAAGAGCCATTCAAAGACGACAAGAACTAGAGCAAATGAGGTTGGAAATTCAAGAAGCACAAGTGCAATATATTGAACAAAAACAGGCATATTTTGGGTTGCAGTTTTCTGCCAAAGACATTACGGTAAAAGTTATAGAAACAGTAAAAGAGTTTATGGAAGAGGGGGACGAGCTGAATCACTGTTTATTCACGAATGAATATCATAAAAAGGCTGATTCTTTGGTCCTATCGGCAAGGATAAAAAACAAGCCTATTGAAACGATTGAAGTGTCACTAACAGATTTGAAAATATTACAGGCACGCGGACAAGGAAACAAAGCAACTAAATACCACAAAGAAATTGTAAAACTTGTAAACAACAACCTTCACATGATTAAAGCGGCTTCAAACAACCGCATTGCTGTATAACATAATAACTTATTTATAACTTTTGTCCTAAAAAGCGTATCACACAGATACGCTTTCTTTATTTTTGAGCAAATACAATCGCAACACTATGATACCAAAAGACTTCAAGGAATCAAACAAAACTCTCGCCAAACCAAATGCGCTTACTGATTCGGAATGTGGCGAACTTAAAGTGTTCACCAATGGGCGTGAGTGCATTTCACTATGGAAGCCTTCATTGAGGGAACGGATATCAATTCTATTTTACGGAAATGTTTGGCTTTCGATTCATTCGGGAAATACACAGCCACCAGTCTGGCTTGACGGAAGCAAAACAGTATTTACAAAATCTTAATTATGAGCAGTAAAGTACAACAAAAGAAACTTTCGTCACTGATACACGACGACAAGAATATGAACAAGCACAATCAGTACGGTATGCACTTGCTTGAAAAGTCTGTTTCAGAACTTGGCCTTGGGCGTTCAATTTTAGTAGATAAAAACAATCGTATCATCGGTGGTAACGGTGTAGCTGAAACCGCAGCAAGTCTAGGACTTGAAGACTGTATAATAGTTGAAACAACAGGCGACCAGCTTGTAGTTGTAAAGCGTACCGATGTTGACATTGATTCAAAAATGGGGCGTGAACTAGCTTTGGCCGACAACGCTGTTGCTCACGTAAATTTAGATTGGGATCAGGAAGCTGTACAAGAACTTACAGAGCAATGGAATATAAAACCAGAAGACTGGGGTGTTAAATCAATAGGCGAAAATAATGCAGAAGAGGAATGGATAGGAATGCCGGAATATGAAGGCGAAGACCAGATGGGTGCAAAAAAGTTAATTGTTCATTTTAAAACAATGGAAGACTATCAAAATTTTGCTACACTAATTGAACAAAGTGTCACAGATAAAACAAAATCAATTTGGTTTCCAGAAGAAAAAGCAGGAAGTCAAACAGATCACGCTTATGAAGCCGAGTAATGGAAAACCGTTATCCGATTCATATTCCGAGTAAAGGGCGTTACGATAGTAACATAACTGTAAAGGCACTTGAACGTATGAAAGTAACCAATTACTGGGTTATAGTTGAAGAGCAGGAATTCGATAAATATAGAAATGCAATAGGTAAAGACCATTTGCTTATCCTCGACAGAAAATATCAAGATGAATATAAAACACTTGATGATTTAGGATATACAAAAAGCAAAGGACCAGGAGCAGCAAGAAATTTCGCTTGGGAACATTCTATTTTGAAAGGTTATCCTTGGCACTGGGTAATGGATGATAATATTTTTCGATTCAGCAGGTTTAATCGAAATAATTACTACGAGGTTAAAGATCCCGTTTTCTTCCGCATAATGGAAGATTTTTGCGAGAGATATGAAAATGTGGCGATGGCTGGTCCTAATTATGAAATGTTTGTCACGAGAAAGCAAAAGCATCCGCCATTTGTAACGAATACAAGAATTTATTCTTGCAATTTGATAAGAAATGATGTTCCGTTTCGCTGGCGTGGAAGGTACAATGAAGATACGATCATTTCGCTTGATATGTTAAATGCCGGATGGTGTACGATTCAGTTCAATGTTTTTTTGCAGTTCAAAGCAATGACACAAACTGTTAAAGGTGGAAATAACGCTGATTTTTATTCTAAAGAAGGAACAATGCCAAAGTCTAAAATGCTAGTTGATACATATCCGCAATACGCAAAACTAGCTTGGAAGTTTGGAAGAGCACATCATCACGTAGATTATAGTTATTTTAGATTTAATAAACTGAGAAAAAAGAAGGATGTTCAAATAGTTAATTCCATTAATAATTATGGAATACAACTCAAAAAAGTAAAATAATATGCCGAAGTACAATAAAAGAATAGTAACTAAGATATGCAACCTATATAAAAATGGACACTATACGATAGCCGAAATATGCGTAAGTGTCGGAATATCAGAGAGTTGTTTTTATAATTGGCAAGCAACAATTGGAGAATTTGGAGAATCTATACAAAAGGCTAAGGATGAATACATTGCAAAAAAGTTAGTTGATTGCGAAAAGTCATTGGACAGGCTGATTAACGGCTACGAATACGAGGAAAAGAAAACAGTGACTATTGATGATGGAGCAGGAAGGCCAAAGATAAAAGAACAGACTGTTACAAAGAAAACCGTTTCGCCAAACCTTGGAGCAATTATTCATTTCCAAACGAATAAGGATCCACAGAATTGGAAAAACAGACAGAATACAGAGGTTACAGGCAAGGACGGAAAAGATCTTATGCCGGCAAGGATATTAACAGCAAAAGAAGCTCAGGAGTTTTTGAGCCAATTGGAAGATGAATGTTGATGTTCGGGATATTGACGTTGCGAAAACATGGTGTCTTTCAAGTACGCTAAACTTCACTAGGTATTTTTTTAAACACCGCTTCAATAGAAAATTCGTAATTGGCGACCACCATAAGGCAATATCAGGACTTTTGGACGATGTTCTTGCAGGGAAGGTAAAGAAGGCCATAATTAACATTTCACCTCGTTACGGCAAGACAGAATTAGCTGTCAAGGCATTTATAGCGGAAGGGTTGGCAATAAATCCAAGAGCGAAGTTCATACACTTATCGTATTCAGATGATTTGGCACGTGATAATTCAATGGGAGTTCAAGAGATTATGAACCTACCTGAATACAAAAGACTTTTTGAAGCCGAGCCAATATCGCATGGAACAAAGAAGTGGTACACGAAAGAGGGTGGAGGTTTGTATGCTGTAAGTTCTGCAGGACAGGTTACAGGATTCGGGGCTGGTTTGGTTGACGAGGACGAGGACGAAGAAAGTAGCCTTGACGAATTTACTTCTGCCATTGGAGCCGATGAAAACTTTGGTGGTGCTATTATTATTGATGATCCAATTAAGCCAGATGATGCGATGTCGGTAACTATCAGGGAAAAAGTAAACAGTAAGTTTGACACCACTATCAGAAACCGTGTAAATAGCAGAAACACACCAATCATAATCATTATGCAACGTCTGCACGAGAATGATTTATGTGGCCACTTGATAAGAAAAGAGCCTGGACAATGGACTGTATTATCATTGCCCTGTATCTACAATGACGAAAAAGGCGAAGAAACGGCACTATGGCCATTCAAACATACATTGGAAGAGTTGAAGCAGGAGCGCAACAACAATCCATTTGTTTTTGAAACACAGTACATGCAGAATCCAAAACCATTGCAAGGACTTATGTACGAAAATGAATTCAAGACTTATTCGGCTATTCCTTACAGTTCCAAGATGGTCAAGAAGGCATACGTTGATACGGCTGATACAGGAAAAGATTACTTATGCGCTATATGTTACGTTGAAACTGAAACTGCAAACTACATAACCGATGTGTATTATACACAACAGGCAATGGAAGTAACCGAGCCAAAGACAGCCGAAATGTTAACAAAGCAGGCTACAAAAGAAGCTGTAATTGAAGCAAATAATGGTGGTCGTGGGTTTTCCAGAAGCGTTGAAAATCAATGCCGTATAATGAATAATAATTTGACAACTTTCAAGACTTTTCACCAAAGCGAGAACAAACAAGTTCGGATATTTACACACTCGGCAGGAGTTCAGAACATTACACACTTTCCTGTTGGTTGGGATAAACTTTGGCCGCAGTTTTACAGGGATGTAACTAACTACATGAAAGTAGGTAAGAACGACCATGATGATGCAGTTGATGCGCTTACAGGAACATTCGAGCGACGAGATAGTGGAAGCGTTCAAGATTTGGCAGGATATTTTTAACAATTAAAAACTAAAATATGACAATAAACGGTAGCAAAATAGAATGCCTTCAAGGCGAAAGGTTTTCGCAAATTATGAGTGGCTTCGATTTCGTAAATGCTTCACAAATAGTCGTTCTATTATACAAGCAAACAGATCCAAACATATCACTTGCATTTGTTAAAGTAGCTTCCGAAAGCTATCCAGGGGCAGGACTAATTACTTTGAATGAGGATAGCAAAATGGTATTCAATATCGATACTAAAAACATGAGTACAGGCAAGTATGATATTGAAGTACGTGTTGATGTTGTTGGTGTACTTGCCCCGATTGTAAAACAAAGAACTGAATTTTTGAACATTAAACAATCTAGGACATGAGCGAGATAATATTCGAGTTTCCGAGCACACCAGAATTTAACTTCTTAGTCGATTTACAGGGTGAAAGTCTATACAATAAGTGGCTTGAACTTGGAAACGTTGGCGACCATGCTGCATTTTTAGAGTGGTTAAAAATCAAAGGTGATACTGGTGAACAAGGACCAGCAGGAGCAGATGGTGCAAATGGAGCAGATGGACAACAGGGAATACCAGGAACAGCAGTTGCTAAAGGTGACAAGGGCGACAAGGGTGATACAGGTGAGCAAGGAATACAAGGTGAAAAAGGTGATACAGGAGATCAGGGAGTAAAAGGCGATACAGGAGCAACAGGAGCACAAGGCGATGCAGGTAAGGGAATTTCATCAATAGTAAAAATTTCAACAGTTGGATTAATCGATACATACACCATTACGTTTACAGATTCAACTACTACAAATTTTATTGTTACAAATGGTGCAACTGGTTCTACAGGAGCAACAGGGGCGACAGGATCACAAGGAAGTGTAGGTGCTAAGGGTGATACTGGTAAAGGAGTTTCAACAATAGTAAAGACATCGACTGTTGGATTGGTTGATACTTATACGATAACATTTACAGATGCTACAACTACAACTTTTACTATTACAAATGGAGCAGCAGGAGCTAAAGGTGATACAGGAGCAAAAGGTGATACAGGATCTACAGGAGCACAAGGAAAATCTGCTTATGAAGTAGCAGTACAAAATGGATTTGTTGGAACGGAAGCGGATTGGATTGAAAGCATAAAAAATATTGACGTAGATTATTCGCTAGTTACGAGTTTTAGAACATTATATAATTATTAATCAATAATAAACAAAAAATCATGGGATTAACAAATGGACAAATACCAGTTTTAGCAAACGTACCAAATAGTGGTGTTGCTGTAATAACTGGAACAACAATTGGAACTTTAGGTTCTGATACAAATGGAGTAACTGCATATACCGCAGGTATTTTAGGTGGTAGAGTATATTCATTAACTGGGGTTACAAATTCAACAGTAACAGTAAATACGTTTGTTTACATTTTAAGAGGTTCGACTGTAATACCAGTTGGATTGGTAAACATACCTGTTTCATCTGGTAATACATTAGCTGCAAAGTTGAATGTAGATTATCTTGATGGCGTGAATATAGTTGGTTTGCCAATGGACAACACAGGAAAACGTTATATTCCTTTACAGCCTAATGACAAATTGAAGGTTTCAACGATTATAAACATAGCTTTAGGTTCTGCTTGGGTTTCAGCACACGGAGCAGATTATCAACTGTAATAATATATGAAAAGTAATGGTATAGATAACGGTACGGCATTTGGGTTAATGGATAGCTCAATTGCCGGATCCATAAATGGAACTACAGGGCAACATCAAAATATTGGTGATGTCAATACTTTTATTTTCACCATAAAAACCACATCAAATAAAACAATTTTACTTCCACTTGTATCAACAGGAACTTATAACTTTTGGGTAGATTGGGGTGATGGAGTAAAAGATTATGTTAAAGCGTTCTCGCAAGTATATAGCGGAGAAACTGCTGTAAGGACACATACATATCCAACTGCTTTAAAAGAATATACTGTAAGAATTACTGGAGTTTGTAAAGGTTGGAATTATTTTAATGTTTCAGTAGCTGAAAAGCAAAAAGTAACATCAGTTAAAAGATGGGGATGTTTGGAATTAATTGATGACTTGACAAATGGTTCGTATTTTTCGCAATGTCTTAATTTAGATTTATCAACTGCCAACGATACTTTAAATACATCAAAGATAACTAATATGTTTCAAGCATTTGATAGTCTTATGAATAGTAATATGAGATTCATGAATAATTGGGACGTTAGTAATGTAACAAATATGAGTTTTATGTTTAATTCCAGTCCTACAAAATTTATACCTGATCTTTGTTCATGGAATGTTTCTAATGTCACAAACATGGCTTCTATGTTTTATCAATGTACTAGTTTCAATTCTGATATAAGTGTGTGGAAAGTTAATAGTGCAACTAACATGAGTCAACTTTTTATGCTTTGTCTTACATTTAATCAAGATATAAGTTATTGGAATGTTTCCAATGTTACTAATATGGGTGAAATGTTTAGAATAGCACGCAGATTTAATCAAAACATAGGTTCATGGAATGTTTCCAATGTTACTAATATGATAGGTATGTTTTATGATGCAACTGATTTTGACCAAAATATAGGTGCTTGGAATGTAAGTAATGTTACGAATTTTACAAATTTCATGTTAAATAAGACACCTGCTACATTTTCAACTGCAAATTTGGACGCAATATATAATGGTTGGAGCAGCAGAACCGTACAGCCAAATATGAGTATTTCTTTTGGCACGGCTAATTATACTGCAGCTTCAAGTGCAGGTAGGGCGATATTGGTGGCGGCAGGGTGGACAATCGTAGATGGTGGAATGGTATAAACAATTAAAATAAATCAATATGAATAATTTTTATTTAGCGCACAATGGGGTAAACGTATTTCATTATAGCAGCTTACAGGAAAATCAGGTTGTAACAACAGGACAGCCTTTTTTAGAATATTTCGAAACCGAGCAGGCTCTTATTGACAGACTTCTCGCGCTAGGTCAAGAGTACATTAGTACATCATTAATCAATCAATCTGGATTGTAACAAAACACGTATCACAGTAATACTTAAAACAATAATAATGGACATAAAAGAACTATTACAGGCCGAAAATGTAGACAATAGTAAAGTAATTGCCGAACTAAAGTCAAAGCGATATATTGAGGATCCAGACAGTGAAACCTTCAAGAAAAACCTCAACCCATTAAACCACGATGTTTATGATAGGATAAAAAGACCTGACAAAAAGGTAAAGATTGATAAAGACGATCCTGACTATCAAAATAACGAGGACAATGTAATTAATGTTACAGGTGGAACTACACCAACAGGGTACAGATATGAGCCTGTGGCACGTGTTGCTTTGGCTATTCAGAAACTTATTGTTAAACGAGCCGTGTCTTTCATCTTTGGTAATCCTGTAACCTTAGATTCGGAAGCAGAAACTGAAAATCAAAAAGCAGTTTTGAAAGCCTTGAAACGTGTAATGTACGACATAAAGGAAAAGTCTTTCAACCGTAAGATTGCGAGAAACCTTTTCAGTTGTACCGAAGTTGCCGAATATTGGTACCCAGTAGAAAGCGACAATTCAACTTATGGCTTTCAAAGTAAATTCAAATTAAGATCCGCAATATTTTCGCCTTTATTGGGCGATACTCTTTACCCATACTTTGACGAAACAGGCAATATGGTGGCATTTTCACGTGAATTTGCAGTCACTAATTCGAACAGAGTTACTAAGAATTATTTTGAAACCTATACGGACCAGGCACACTATATGTGGGAAAACAGTTCCGAAGGTTATATCCTTGCCGAAAACTACCCGAAAGAAATCACAATCGGAAAGATTCCTGTAATATTTGGAAACCAGCCACAGGTTGAATGGGCAGATGTTCAGAACCTTATTGACCGTTTGGAAAAACTACTTTCAAACTTTGCCGATACAAACGATTATCACGCTTCGCCAAAGATCTTCATCAAAGGAAAACTTCTCGGTTTTGCTAAAAAGGGTGAATCAGGCGCTATACTACAAGGTGACGAGAATTCAAGTGCCGAGTACCTTTCTTGGGCAAATGCACCAGAAGCAGTAAAGCTTGAAATCAACACGCTTTTGGAAATGATTTACACTATCACGCAAACACCTGATATTTCATTCGATTCCTTGAAAGGTATTGGAGCGATTTCGGGAGTTGCGTTGAAACTTCTTTTCATGGATGCTCACTTGAAAGTAGCTGACCATCAAGAAGTCTTTGATGAGTACCTTCAACGACGTATCAACATCATTAAGGCGTTCATTGGAAAGTTTAATACTAAGCTTGCTACTGATGCAGACAACCTAATGGTTGAGCCGATAATAAAGCCTTATATGATTGTTGATGAAGCTGCAGAGATTAAGATCTGGACGGATGCTAATGGTGGTAATCCTATAATGTCGCAAAAGGCTTCATTTGAGAAAGCAGGATTGACCAACGATGCCGATGCTGACTTCAAACAGTATAATGAGGAGCAAAATGCAAAAAACAGTTTCACGCTTAACGAACCAACACTACCTGCATAATGGCAACAGTAAAACTAAAAAGAGTTCAATATCAAGTAGGTGTTGATGTTCTAGGATTTCCGATGTATGTTGAGCATTTTATTTACCAGGGATCTGGAACCAACAAAATAAATGAGAATCCAAAATGTTGGCTTTCAGTCATTCATAAAGAAATAAAACAGCATTAATACATCAATTTAAGTGGATTGTTCATTTGAACAAAACCAATAAGGTCACGAGTAACGAGAATTATTTCGTGACCTTTTTAATAAAAAATAATGAAATCAAAAACAATAAAAATACCAATCTACTATGGTAAACTTACAATCATAACTACCAATGATTTTAAAAAAGTAGATGCACTTTATAATACTAAAATCGACGACAATCTTTATGAAGCCGTTGTTTTTGAGATCAAAGACAACGATGAATATATTGTTGCAATTAAAAAAGTAGAATGGTCAATAATAGCACATGAAGTTGTACATATTGTAAATGCTATCTTTTTAAAATGTGGCATTGAACTAGATCGACATAATGACGAGCCACAAGCATATTTAACAGGGTGGGTAGTTAATGAAATAGATGAATTCTTAAAAGAAACTAATGGCTAAAACACCAAAGAAACAAGGCTTTTCAATTCAAGGATTCGATGCCAGTCATATACAGCAAACTGAAAGTTACATTAAGGCAATTGATGCGTTATACAATCAAGCCGTAGCAGAGTATGCGAAAATGG